CGTCACCACGGGCAACGTCAGCACATATCATATACGATTTATTAGGGTCAGGGTCATCCCATATCCATAAGGCACCTTCGGCACCTCTCTTTTCTCTTGGTTCACATACATATGTCTTTTGATACCAGTCGATTGTGTTACCGTCAACAACAGATTGACCCGATGAAAGGAAGTCACCGTCACACTCTTGAGCAGCAAGTGCCGGTCCGAGAATGATGTCTTGTTGGTCTCTCCAATCTTGGTCTCTTTCAGGGTGAACCGTCCAATGAAGGAAGATTGGATTGAAAGCACTCTTCCCAGTCTTTGCATTAACCCATTGTTTATGATAAAAATTACCAACCCCGTTAGGAGTCGAGTTGATAATTGCAGAACCACCAGTGTTGATTGTAGACTGTGCAGAAGCCCAAATTTCCTCGATGTTATCGATGAACGCCGCCTCGTCAATAATGAGAAGTGAAAGTGCTTCCGAACGAGCAGCATCTGCCGCCGCTGATACAGCTTTTATCTGTGAACCATTCTTTAAACGAAGTGAAAGTTTGTTATCTTCTACAACCGTGGTTTTTAACCAAGATGGAAGATTATCATACATAACTCTAACCTTCGTTACAAGGTTCTTTGCAGTCTCTTGTTTTGTTGCAATAACGAGAATGTTTTGGTCTGTTTGAAACAACATCAACCAAAGAGAATAACCAGCAATAAGAGTTGAAATACCTAACTGACGAGACTTTAGACAGATATTATATCTGTGGTCTCTGAAATCTTTTAGAACGTCTTCCTGAAAGTTCCATAGTTCGAAGAGAATTTTACCACGAACAGGATGTTGAATCTTTGCATACTTTTTCATAAAGTAAACGGGGTTTGCCGCACACTTTAGATATTCTTCTTTGATTATATCCCGTAACGTTTTGTTTTGTTGAACCATTACAATATCACGCCCAAAATGATTGTTGCAACCGTTGCACCACCACCAAACCACAACCACTTATTATCATACCATTTTGGCATAAGAATATCGATTGTTTCACGTAGTTTCTTATTTTCCTGTTCCATTGTATTTATAACGTTCTGACGGTTATCGAGTTGTTCTTGAAATAAAGAAAAACGTTGTTTTTGTTGTCCGATAAGTGTGTCTTGTTCTGTTATAATATTCTTTTGCCAGTTTATTATGTCAAACTGACCACGAACTGTGTCTTTTAGGGCTTGAATCTTATTTGCAAGTGTAATTACATCACTTTTTGGTAAACAAAGAACTGAGTCTTTGGATTGCCCATTTGATGTAGTGAATGCAAGAAGAAATAAAATTGGTAATGTCCATTTCATGTTACTCCTTTATAAAATCTTTTAGGAAGTGTACCGCCGAATCTGCATTGTTTATTTGAGGTGTTGTTTTGATTACAGGCGGTCTCTTTTTTAGAGAATCTATCTTACTTTCTTGGTTTGCAATTTTAGAATCCAGTTCACCAGCAACAATCAACAAACTATCATATTGATGATGATATTTGTTTACTTCCGCACGAAGTGAATCGGCTATTCTCATGTTTTCTGTTACTCGGTCATCGACCATCATAGAAGAATAAATAGCCATACCAACACCACCGATAGCGATTACTGGTATTAGGATATTCATAATAATGTTCTTTATCATTTACTTACTCGGATTTGTTGATACCATTTTAGCTTTACCACGTCTTGTTGAACCATACTTTCTTTTACGTGTTACCGCACTTTTCTTTTGTTTAGAAGACATACGAGAAGCACGTCCTGCTGGTACACATTTTGGATAAGCACGTTTACCACCTTTTCTCGATTTAGAACCGGCAGATGCACCACAGGCAGGATGACCTCCCGACTTTGTTTTACGAGATATGTCAACCCACTTTTCCTTGAACCACTTACGAAGTCCACCTGAAGGTTTCTTTCCTTCCATAAGATAGCCTTTCACGTATTCGCGGATAACTAAACGGGCGATATGTTCTTGACATGGTGTCATAAAGATAAATATGATATTACTTCAAACTCTTGAATTTTTTGTATGTATCTAACGGATAAAATTTTTCAACACCAAATCGGAGTGAAGCGTCATCATAGTTATCTCTAATTAAGAAATATACATTTTTTAATTCAGATGGCAAAATACCTTTGTACCATTTATTTACATAAAATTGAAGACCATCGTTTATAACTTGTCCAAGTCTGTATCGATAAGGTTGTTTCATAAGTTCTATTCCTCTCAACCGAGGAGATATTATCGGACCACCTTCAAAAATAGATTCTTTTGTTTCAATCGTATCTCTAAAAGTATATCCTGTTGGATTTGATATTGTTATAGGAAGATTTGATTGAGACCCACCAAGTCTTTTATCATATCCTAGATTTGTTAGTGTAACTGTTATTGCAAATTGATATTCGTCACTACCAGTTATTTTTTTAACAACAGACTCGTGTAAATCAACTGTTATATCCATATATGCGGGTTTTAATCTATCCAAATCTATTGTTAATCCAAACAAATTGTTTTCTTCAAATACCGATTTTGTCTCTTCTTCGAATGCTTTAGAAACATCTTCTTGAACCGTACCATACGAAGGTTTATTACTCTTACCAGACCCAGTTCCTGTCCCAGTTCCAGTTCCTGTCCCAGTTCCAGTACCTGTCCCAGTTCCAGTACCTGTTCCTGTCCCAGTACCTGTTCCTGTACCTGTTCCTGTACCTGTTCCTGTCCCAGTACCTGTTCCTGTACCTGTTCCTGTCCCAGTACCTGTTCCTGTACCTGTTCCTGTACCTGTTCCTGTCCCAGTACCTGTTCCTGTTCCTGTCCCAGTACCTGTTCCTGTTCCAGTTCCAGTACCTGTTCCAGTACCTGTTCCAGTTCCAGTTCCAGACCCATTTCCTTTCTTAATTGTACCGGGTTCTTGGTTATTTGGTATTCCATCACCGTCCTTATCAGAATCTTTGTCATTTGGTATTCCATCACCGTCAATATCATCATCCAAATAATCAGGTGTACCGTCACCATCCGTATCTTGATTTTTAAGAACGTCAGGTATTTTTAATCCTAAATCTGGTAAACTTAATATACCAACCCACGGTAAAATTAATGGTAATGGTGATGGAGCAGATGGGATTAAACCACTATAAATACCAGCGATTGTAAACTGATGTTTAATCAAAGCATTTACAAATCCCGATAAAGCCATCTCACTATCTTTTTGTTTTAAGCCATCCTGAAGTTCTTTATCAAGTGGGGTTGGTAGCCCAGGAAATACAACTTGACATCCAGCCGTCGGTGCAAACATAGGTGGCATTGGTGGTAACGGTGTAAATGTTGAGTTCAACCAATAAAGACAAAAACCAAGAGACATTAACATGAATCCTGGTTCTATCTTATTTTTATCCGTACTTACAGATGTTATTCTTGAATTAACTTCTAATCCAAGTTGCAGGAATGTTTTTAAAGTATCTTTGTCACCTTTTATTAGTTTAGCACCGAAAAAAGGTCCACTACTACCAATGTTTGACAAATCATATGCCATTGCAATTGTATCAGCAGCTTCAGCAGGGTCTTTAATTGATTGTGCGGCTATGTATGGTCGAAGATATGATTTTAAAATTTCTGCATTCATTATTAGTGTCCATCATGTTTAGCAGTAATATGTTTCTTTATATTTGAAATATCTATTACTCGTTCGCAATGAGGGCATTGAATTTTTTTCTTTTTTAGTGCCGATTCTGATTTTCTTTTGTTCGCTAATTCTCGATTTGTTAGATTCATTTTTTTACCACGATTCCATGCCGGCTTTCCACGAGTTGACTTTCCTGGATCTCCTGATGATATTCTTTTATGCACTTCTTCTGGGTCATACATTTTTGTCCAACTGATAATTCTACCGGACGAATATCCTTCTTTTAATATCTCTGCAAATTTTTTTCTATCTACTTTTGAAGCTGCATTTTTTGCCCACTTTATTCTTTCTTCTTTTGTTGCAGAATGAAATCCCAACTTCAAATCTCGTGTTAAATCACCACCTTTTTTACCACCGATAGACGCCCATTTTGTAAATTCATTTTTATGAATTTTGGTATGTTCTTCTGCACTAACACATTGTAGATTAGAAATATCATTATTAAATGGGTTTCCATCTATATGATGTATGTGATAACCTTTGGGTATTTTTCCGTAATAAGATTCGTAAATCTTACGATAATTTACACCAGACTGTTTGTGTTTTTTGCTCATATTTAAGTTTTATCTATGGCACCTTTACCACTTGAAGGCCAACCAAATCGGCATGACCAGTAACGGGCTTTATGACGTGGCCCAGGAGAATGACAACGATGTCTTGCACGAAATGACTTACGTCTTGCAGCATTTGACTTTTTAATTTTCATTGTTTTAGTTCCACCCGAACCTTTATGTCCAAAGTTTACTTTTACAACATTTCCTTTCGGATTTTTAACATAAACAGCAAACTTTTTTGGACCACCAGCTGTTCTGAATGGTTTACCAAGAGATACCTTACGTCCTCTGTATTCTGCTTCACCGAGAACTTCTGTTCCTGATTCTTGTAATCCAAAATGAAGTTCAACAATATTTCCACAACTGTTTGTTGAATATCCTTCAAGACGATATACCGGATTGTTTATTGTCACCGATTCATTACGATAACCACCACCGGCAGCTTTATAAGCTTTTACAAGTGCGGCCGAGGCATAAGCACTCGGCCATACTTTGAATTTTTTCTTTATACGTGACTTTACACTACTGTATAATTTTTTATTAGTAGGTACCGCACGTTCAATAACAATAGACTTCATATTTACATTACCTTGTCTGTGATAGATGATACATTTACATCAGTTGAGGCAGAACTACCTTTACGTGAGAACTTCTCGGCAGTAGCAACACCAAGACCGACGATGATGATATACATAAGACCTTCAAAAATAAACTCTGTTATTTGAAAACCCCAAAAAAGATTTGCACCCCATGTAACTAACATGGCAGCAACACATAAAAACGTAACAACTCTCTTTGATGACACCGAACCGTCTACGTCTGAAATCATTGATGACAGACCACTTTTAAGTTGTTCGATCACTTTCGTTCTCCAATTTTTGAATAAAATCCTGACGAAACTTTTGAAACTCTTCTTCTATTTTTTGTAAGATTTGTTCTTTTGTTATACCCGAACTCCATTTTTCAGAATCTCCAAAAGAATTTGCAAATTCTACTTTTGAAAGTTCTTCAGCAATTAAGTTTTTATCTTTCTCTGCTTCTGCCAACCATGATAGTGCATTTTCTTTCATCTTTTCACGTTCGTATTCATCCCATTTACCTTCTAATCTAATTTTATGTTCCATGTCAATTACACAATCAAAACACATACCATGAATCATTCTCATTTTTTCATCCATACGTTTTGGCATGGTACAGGTACAAGTTTCTTTTGGACATTTTGAAAAAGAATTCAAATAATGGTGTAACTCTTGTTGCCACTCTTTTCCTAATTTCATCGAGTAACCTTCTTTTTGTTCCCACTCATTTCCATCAGAATCTGTCCATTTATCTCCTACTTTTCGTATAGGTTTATCGTTTGTTTCTCCACCATACCCAACTTGTATCTGATTTTGAGACTGATGTTGGTTATTCAGAAGTTTTTTAACATCCTCTATACTATCAATTTTTACCATATACCACCAAAATTAAATGAAACTATTTACTATAATTATGTTTTGAATTTGAAATAATTCAGAAGTTGATTGATTGGTGCAAATGTACCTGTCAATTTATACGTCTTACCTTTAAAAGAGAAAACAATTCCTTCAAGTGGTACGATTGAATCAATTCCACCAGCACCCTCTATTCTCTTGAGTTGTTTTTTTAAAGTAGATATATCCTCTAATTTATTAGAATTT